AAAATTATTTATTTGATTTCTTATTATATCTATTCCTCTCTCGTCTGATGCGTTCAAATGTATTATTAAACTTTTATTAACTTCATTATTATTTTCTTGATATTTATTTATTAAATTAATAATAGTTGTTGTTTTTCCAGAACCAGGAGGACCATATAAAAGCAAATTTGGTATGTAATTATTTTTTAACATATTTTCAAATATTTCTTTATTATAATTGTCTAGAACAATATCATCAAAATTATCTGGTCTATATTTTTCCACCCATGGAATATTATTTTTATTATTTATCATTTAAAATTATTGTTCAAATTAAATTTAAATTGATTTTTAAATTTAATTAAAAATATAACATTATTTTTATAATAAAGTATGGGAACACTCGATATAATTATGGGACCAATGTTTTCGGGCAAAACAGAATTACTTATCAAAAAGTATAATACATGTAAAGAACAATTAGATGAAGAAAAAATTATTGCTTTTAATTATTATAAAGATACTCGCTATGGAGATAATAAAATTATTTCTCATAATTCTAATCAAATTCCTTCTATTAATATAGAAACATTATTAGAAATATTTGAAGATGATGAGTTTTCAAAAAGAACACATATTTTTATAAATGAAGCTCAATTCTTTCCTGATTTAAAAAAAAGTATTATTAAATTAGTCGAAGAATATAATAAAAATGTTTTTATTTGTGGTTTAGACTCCGATTTCAAGAGAGAAAAATTTGGTGATATGTGGGACCTTATTCCATATTCTGACTGTCTTGTTAAACTAAAAGGAACATGTAATGATTGTAGTATGCCTTCTCTATTTACTTTTAGAATTACAAATGAAAAAGGACAAGAGGTTATTGGTGTTGAAAATTATATACCATTATGTAGAAAATGTTATAATTCAAGATAATTTGATTAAATATTCTTAAAACATTTATTAAAAGTATTTAAATTAATTTTTTTTTATTAAATTAATAATGGATTCTAATCCTTTACCTGAAAAAAAGAAACGTGGGAGAAAATCAAAGAAAGAACTTGAAGCAATGAAAAATTTAGAGTTAGAAAAACATGAAGAAGATAATGAAATTAAACAACCTAAAAAGAGAGGAAGAAAACCTAGAGGTGGAAAAATATTTCCAAAAATTAATAGTAATAATTCTGTTATTAATGAAAAAAATAATATTATTTTACATTTGAAATGTAGTTTGAGTGATATTGACAATAAAAATTATGATGAAAATATTGAACATTTTCAATTTAACGAAACTAAAATTGGAGATTTAAATTATGAACTAATAAATAAAAAGCAAAACATTGTATATTCAAGTAATTATAATACAGATAATGATAATGATTTACAGAATGATAAAACTACTTCTGATAATAGTAAGAATATTCATGAAAAAATAGAAACTTTATCATATAATTTACACACTAATAATGTATGTGATAAAAAATCTGCTTGTTTTTGGTGCACATATGATTTTGATAATACACCTATATATATTCCAAAATATGAATTAAATAATTCATATAATGTATATGGATGTTTTTGTAGCCCCGAATGTGCATGTGCATTTCTTATGAATGATAAAGATATTGATAATGCATCACGTTTTGAAAGATATCAGTTATTAAATAATATTTATTGTAAAATATATAATTATAATAAAAATATTAAACCTGCTCCTAATCCTTATTATACATTGGAAAAATTTTATGGTAATTTAAGTATTCAGGAATATAGAAAATTATTAAAAAATGAAAGATTACTTTTAATTGTGGATAAACCGTTAACTAGAATATTACCAGAATTATATGATGAAAATAATGATAATAATTATTTAAATAAAGGGTTACAAAATAATTCTATTATGAAAAAAAATACTACTATTTCAAAAACCAATATATTGAGTGAAAATTTTAATTTAAAATAATTTATTTTATTTTTATTAAATTATTTTATAATTTGGTAAATCTACTCCTTATCTTCTTCTATCTCTGGTTCATCTTTTTCCTCAATATTTTCTAGTTTTTTATTTTTCATAGTATTTATTTGTTTTTGCATTTTTTCTATATATTCTTGTTTTTTCTTTTCATATTCTTGTTTTGCTCTGTAACTTTTACAACCATCATCCATTAATGTTCTTATTTCTTTATAAATTTTTTGATTTATTGTTCCAGAGTCTCTATCATTCTTTTTCTCTATTCCCATCTCATTTTTAATAACACTCATATAATCATAATTATTTTCTTTTAATTTATTCTTTGCTTCTTCTAAAGATAACTCTGTTTGACGTGTAACCATTAACGCCATTTCTTCAAATACTTTTTCATTTATCATTATAATACTATTTATAATATTTTTTAAATGATATTAAATAGATATAATTAATATAAATAAACATATGAATAGTAACGAAAGTATTCATACAATTTTTTCAAATGTTATCGATAAATGGTCAGAGAATTTCAAAAAAGATATGGAACCTTTATTAAAAGTTGTTGATAATATTCATATGAAAAATAATATTATTAATGAAATTTTAAAATCAATGCCTGAATATAAATTACTTGAAGAATCTAATAAAAAATTAATTATTGAAAATTTAGAACTAAAAAATAAGTTACAAAATAATATTATTCTACCTGAAGATTCTAAAGAAGTTGAATTATGTATTAGTGATTATGAAATATTAGAAAGTAATAATAATATTGGTTCTCTAGAAAATCCTGATAATATTATTATTAATAATAGTGAAGATGAAGATAAAAAAAATCTAACAAAAGAAGAAGATGAAGAAGTAAGTGAAGAAGATGAAGAAAGTCAAGATAAAAATGTTAAAGTGAATGATTCTACTAAATTAGAAAAAGAAACAGAAGCTGAAGAAGAAGCTGAAGAAGAAGGTGAGGAAGAAGGCGAGGAAGAAGCTGAAGAAGAAGGTGAGGAAGAAGAGGAAGAAGGTGAAGAAGAAGAAACTGAAGAAAAAGAGGAAGAAACTGAAGAAAAAGAGGAAGAAAGTGAAGAAGAAGAAACTGAAGAAAAAGAGGAAGAAGAAGGAGAAGAAGAAACTATTGTTCATGAAAAAAACAAAAATGATGAAGAGGAAGAAGAAGTTTTTTTAGTTGAAATTCAAGGAAAAAATTATTACACGGATAGTGAAAAAAATGGAACTATTTACCAATATTTAGAAGATGAAGATATTGGTGATAAAGTAGGAATTTTTGATAAAAATGGGGTAGCTATTTTTGATTAATTATTTATTCTTTTAATATATTATATGTTAATTAATAATTTATGTGGCCCAGCGTTAATATATTTAGTTTTTTCATTAACGCAAATAATAATAGATATTTTTAAAGAATTATATAATACGGCATTTCTTAAATTTATAGTTATGATTGTTTTTACAATACTTTTAAATATTTTATGTGAAAAAGGTTTAGGAGTTGTATCTTGGCTGATAGTGTTTGTTCCCTTTATTTTTATGACATTAATAACATCTATATTATTATTTACTTTTGGATTAACGCCATCAAGAGGTAGAGTAGGAGATTATGAAGTAAAATATTATGAACCAGAAAGACAACCATCTTCATATAATAGCGATGATGGTGAATTATTAAATAATTATTATGAAGAAGTTGATAAAAATAATGATAAAAAACATCATAAAAAACATCATAAAAAACATCATAAAAAACATCACAATAAAGAACATGAATATAATAACAACTATAATAATTATGATAATGATTATCATAATGATGATAATTATGATGTTTATGATGATGAAAATTATAGAGAACTGAGAAATAATACTGATAGAAGATCAGAAGAATATTATGAGCAACATAATTAAAAAATTTATAATTTAAAAATAAAAGACATTTATAATAATATGAATAAAGCAATCATATTATTAAATAATATATATTATTTACTTATAAAATTCTATACATATTTTCTATTTTATTCTAATAGATTATATAATAAATTAAAAAAAAATAAAAAAATACAAAATTTAACTTATGTAAAAAATTATATAGAATTTGATGATAATAATGTAATTTTTGATTATGATTTTATAATTTATAAATATTTATTACATGATTTACTTACATATAATTTATTTACAAAAACTCATTTTAATAATATAAACAAAAAAATATTTCTATTAAATTATCAACCACAACTTACTGAATATAAATTTATATTAGTAAAACTTTTTCATAATAATAAAGAATATGATATAACAAATATTATAAAAAATAAAAATAATTACTTTTATATAGAAAATAATAAATTATTTGATAAATTTTTTATGGAATGGTTTTGTAAAAGATTTTTAAATATTGATTACGATTCTTCAATGTATATTGAACTTTATGATAATTTAATGAATAAACATCAAATTTATAGTAATAATTATATTATCCTTAAAAAAAATAATTTCGATATTATATAATTCTAATATTATTTATAAAATAATATAAATAATATTATCATAATTTATATTATATTGATGGCAAAAAGTATTGAGAATTTACATTACTTAAAAAACAAATGGACTCTCTGGGCTCACTTATCTAATGAGACTGATTGGAGTTTAAATAGTTATAAAAATATAACTACATTTAATACAGTTGAGTCTATATTAACTTTATATGAAAATTTGCCAGAAAATATAATTAAATATTGTATGTTATTTATAATGAAAGAAGGTATAACACCTGTATGGGAAGATGAACAAAATCGTAATGGTGGATGTTTTTCATATAAAATTAATAATAAATTTGTTGCTCAAATTTGGAAAGATTTATCATATTCATTAATGGGTGAAACATTAACAGAAAATGATTGTTTTAATAATAACATTAATGGTATAACTATATCTCCAAAAAAGAATTTTTGTATAATCAAAATTTGGATTTCTAATTGTGATAATACGGATCCTAATATTATTAAAAATATTAATGGATTATTTCCAAATGAATGTTTCTTTAAAAAACACATGTAATTATTTTGGTAAAGGTGATAAACATAATTTAATTTCACCTAGCGATGCTACATTATATTTTACTACTAATGGTAGATC